TCTTCTGCGTTTATCCATAAAGTGTTTCCGCAAGCAGAAACTTGAACTTCATAGTTCATGTTCATCCTCGCCTTCATAATGGTCATCGTTGTACAGCTCAAGATCAAAGTCACAAGCCGAGTGTAGATTAGCATACATGGGTTTAGCTCCTAAAAGTAGTAGGCGAAAAAAAGCCCCAAAGTAAAGCAAAACATGGGGCAAAGCCGCTTGGGGTCTGATGGTATGGAGAGTCCCAAGCGAAGTGGCTAATATAAGTTAGTATAGGTAGTATGTCAAATTGTTATTGTGAATTGTTTATTTTGTGGCTATGCTTAATTTAGTTAACCCATTGGAGTAATCGGAAATGACTACCTTAACGACAACTGCTTTAAGTATTGAAGACGTAAAGGAGAGTCTTCCGCCTTCTTTACGTAAAAGCGTAACGCAAGAATTTGTGGATAAGCTTAACAATCTTCAATCCGATCCAGGTTTTTACGAACACTATATGGACAGTATCATTACCCATGAGACTGTTCTAAAAGGCGGACGTTACAAGTTTACTGACTATCTGAATGCAGTCGAATATGTCAGTCGTAAGTTAATGGGTAAAAGTAATTTTCAAGCGTATGAAGAAACTTTCCCTGATCGGGTTACTAATTATATTAATAATGGTATTAGTAATAACCAGATTCACGCTTATGTTTCAGCTTATAATTCTAATAAGCTAGTAACAAGCATTCTCGAACAATCGATGATACCGATTCACATTAGTCATCAGCACATTTTCTTTAAGGCTATTGCTAAGCAAGTTGCTATTATGGATAACCCTGATGTGTCTTTTAAAGTGCAGTCAGATACAGCGCATAATCTAGCAGTGCTGCTTGCTCCTCCAAAAGATTCTAAGGTACAAGTTGATATTGGATTTAAGAGTAATGGTTTAGACGAACTAAATGAGACACTATCCAAGTTGGTTGATATTCAAATCAATGCAATTGAGAACCGTACTTGTACAGCCGGTAATATTGCTGAGCAGAAACTAATCGTTGGAGGTTCGCATGAATAATGACGAAGTGAGTTATAAAAAGGTAGACCAATGGTTAGACGGAGTTAGTTACGTAGATGACCCAGACTACGTACCTAGCCGGTTTGCTTTGCACTTTGTTGCAGTCATTAAACTCATCAATGGAGAAAAGGGTGAAGAAAATTTAACCCCTGTATTACACATGAAAATGCTTGATGCAGTTGGATCGATTGCACCAAATAAACGTTTTCCCCGCATTGCTAATATGGTACACCGTGGTGCAGGTAAAACTACGCTGTTTGGTGAATACTTATTTTTTTACTTGGCTATTTATTTAGCTCTGCCTAACTTTGGGGAAATTACTACTGCACTGTTTCTTTCGGACTCAATGGAAAACGGTGTAAAGAAAATGCGTAAAAACTTAGAGTATCGTTATGAAAACTCTGAGTTTCTGAAGAAGTACATTCCTAAGCTGCACTTTACGGATTCACGTTGGGAGTTTACTAACATTAATGGGGACAGTTTAGTTGTTACCCCATACGGGGCAAAGACCGGTGTGCGGGGTACAAAAGAACAGGGTACACGTCCTCGCCTTGCAGTAATGGATGACTTGGTTAGTGATGAGGACGCTCGATCTAAAACGATTCTTGAAAGTATTAAGCGTACAGTTAACAACACTATCTCTTATGCATTGCATCCTGAAAAGCATATGATTATTTGGTCAGGTACTCCGTTTAATGAGAGTGACCCATTGTACGAAGCTATTGAATCAGGTGCTTGGGATGTTAACGTTTATCCTGTGTGCGAAAAATTCCCTGTGTCACGTAAAGAATTTAAAGGCAGTTGGCCTGATCGTTTTGATTACGACTACGTAAATGACGCGTATGAAAAGGCCAGACTTGGCGGGGCATTACCGGCTTTTTATCAAGAGCTGATGCTGCGTATTATGTCAGACGACCAGCGTATGTTATTGGATTCGGATTTTAAATGGTATGACTTAAACAGCTTACTTAGTAATAAAAGTAATTTTAACTTTTATATTACTACTGACTTTGCTACTTCTGAAAAGCAGAGTGCCGACTACAGTAGCATTAGTGTGTGGGCAGTAAATAATAAAGGATATTTTTATTGGGTAGACGGAATACTTGTAAGACAAACAATGGATAAAAACATTGAAGACTTATTTCGGTTTGTTAAAATGTATAATCCACAGCTAGTGGGTGTAGAAGTGTCAGGTCAACAAGGTGGTTTTATTCCTTGGATCAATAAAGAAATGATGGAGCGTAATATATTCTTTCAGTTTGCTTCAGAGAATAATAAAGGCGAAGTTGGTATTCGACCTTCAACAAATAAATTACAGCGGTTTAACGTTGTGTTGCCTTGGTTTAAACTCGGAAAAATGTTTTTTCCTAAACAGAAAAAAGATAGTCCTGTTTTGAAAGAAGGTATTAATCAGTTGTCTTTGATTGCGGCGGGAGCTATTCAAAGTAAGAATGATGACTTCATTGATACTACAAGCCAACTTGGTTGTATTGCGATACACTACCCAAGTGCTGATACCCCCGAACGTACCGTAAATGGTTTGTGGCATGTTGGCGATGAAGACGACGCTTGCGGCATAGCAAGCTACATTGTTTAAGGAGATACTGATGAACCTTCAAGAAGTGTTTGATACGCTGGCATCTAACGAGTTAGCGTTGTCACGGGAAGCTAATGCGGAAAGTACAGCTATTGCTGAAGCGCATTTAAATCGGGTACTACTTACAGTCAATAACGGATTAAACGCTATTTACCGGCAGTTTAACTTAAAAACAAAAATTAAAGAGATTGCTTTTACTGATGGTGAGCGTCGGTATAATGTTGATGACGACAAAGACATTATTGAGATTGTTGAGATAACCGACTTACACGGTACGCGTATACCTGTTAAAGAGTCGATTCATTTAAATGAGTCTGCTTTGTTAGGTGAGTTTTACGTGCGTAAAATGAGCTTAACTGATTTGGTTTTTGGATCAGATGTTTTGGGTAGCGGTGCTATTATTCGCTATCGCTGTAAGCATCCTAAAATAAATCCAATTACGCCTCAAACCAATTTGTCTGCTATTGAGTTAGAGCTTCCTGAATCGTATTTAGATTTGCTTGTTTATTATGTTGCGCATAAGCTAACAACTTCGCGTGACCCACAGGCAGTTATGAATCGCAGTCCTTTCCACGTAGGTAATAACTACAAAGCTTTGTATGAAAGCGAGTTAGTGAAGCTTATGACTGAAGGCAGCGATATTGAAGTGCCTATGGAAAATAACCGTTTTGCTATGAACGGTTTTTGTTAATATAAACTTTTGCCTGTTGAGTGACGAATATGAATGTAGAGATGATGGATAATACGCCTGAAACTTTAGTTGTTGGTACAGCTAAGTTAACGGATTGGAAAGAAGAACCAAGTCTTCAAGATTTAAAAGCTGATCTTGAAGAGGTGCAGTCTTTTCATAAAGAGCATATCAGCAATTTAAATCGATGGGATGATTACTATCATACCAAAGGTTAAGGCTCTTCGGGTATTCCTGATAAAGTTAAAAACCGGTCACGGGTTACACCACGGCTAATTAAGAAGCAAGCTGAGTGGCGTTACCCTGCTTTAACTGAGCCACTGCTGAGTAACGAAACACTGTTTAGTGTTTCACCGGTTACGTTTGAAGACCGTAAAGCGGCAAATCAAAATATGCTGATTTTAAATAATCAGTTTGAAACTAAGATTGACAAGCAAGCTTTTATTGAAAGTTACGTTCGTGAGCTAGTTGATAAAGGCACAGCAATCTTACGTACTTCTTGGGTGCGTGAAGAAAAGATAATTAAAAAAGATGTTCCTGTTTTTGGCTATGACACAAACATTGACCCTGAGACACTTCAGGAATTGGCTAAACTCAAGCAGGAAAACCCACTTGAATTTATGTCTTTACCCGAAGACCAAAAACAAAGTTTAGAGATGTCTGTAAAAATGCGTGCGCCTACGCGTGCTTACATTGAGCGTTGGGAATCTAAGGATGTTACTACTGTTGTAAAAAATCACCCATTCGTTGAAGTGTGTGATCAGCGTAATACCTACATTGATCCAACTTGCTTAGGTGATATAGCTAAAGCACAGTTTGTTATCTATGGGTATGAAAGCACACTATCTGCTTTAAAATCCGCAGGTATTTATAAAAATTTAGAAAAGATTAATTTAAATTCTGTGCGACCTGCTGATCCAACTACTGATTCTTACAGCTCCTCCACAATGAGTAATTTTACTTTTAAGGATCGGGCGCGTAAAAAACTTTTTGTGTATGAGTATTGGGGATTTCGTGATATTGATGGTAGTGGTGTTACTGTACCTATTGTAGCTACATGGGTAGACGACACTCTTATTCGTATGGCTAAAGCCCCTTATCCAGATAAAGAGTTACCATTTGTTTTGGTTAAGTACCTGCCAAAAAATAATGATGTATACGGTGAACCTGACGGTGAGCTGTTAATTGAGAATCAAAAAATCATTGGCGCGGTCACTCGCGGTATGATTGATTTGATGGGTAAATCAGCAAATGCTCAAGTTGGTATTTCTAAAAACGTTTTGGATGCCACTAACCGCAATCGTTTTATGAATAACGAAAACTATGAATACAATCCCAATACTGATCCACAGCGGGATATATTCATGCATAAGTATCCTGAAATTCCGCAATCTGCTGCTTTTATGATTCAGCTTATGAATGCTGATGCAGAATCTTTGACAGGTGTTAAATCTTTTGCGAGTGGGGGATTAACTGCTAGTGCATTGGGTAGTAGCACTTCATCTTCTGCTTCAGTGCGTGGTGTGTTAGATGCAGCAAGTAAACGTGAGACAAGTATCTTGCGTAGAATTGTGCAGGGTTTAATTAAAGTGGCTCGAAAATTTATTTCTATGAACTCAGAATTTTTGAGTGAAGAAGAAGTAATTCGAGTTACTAACGATAACTTTGTTGTCATCCGTCGTGACGACTTAGCGGGATTTTTTGATTTAAAAATTAACGTTAGTACACCTGAATCTGATGAAGCTAAAGCGCAAGAGCTTGCGTTTATGCTACAGACTGGTGCGGGTACTATGGATGCAGGTATGCAAAAAATTATTTTGAGTGAGATTGCGCGTTTACGTAAAATGCCTGATTTAGCTAAAATGATTGAAATGTACCAGCCGCAACCTGACCCATTGGTTGAAGAAGAGCGTAAGGCTGAGATTGCTATCAAGTTGGCGCAAGCCAAATTGTACGAGGCACAGGCACAAGAAGCCGGTGCAAAAAGCATTCTTAATGCAGCTAAAGTACCTGTTGAACAAGCCCGCGCTGACAATATTCAAAGCACTGCTGACTCTACTCGCATTAAAACTGCGAATAGTGACAGTGGTGTTGATCACCTAAGAGAACTTGAAAAACAAGCAATTAAAGGAACGGTCGATATTGAAAAAGCAAACGCTATGCACAATAGTGATGTAAAACAGCGCTTGCTTGAAGCAGAGCTTGCGCCAAGTCTTCAATCAAATTTAGGTTAAACACTTTTATTTAATTTAAGAGTGTGCAATAGTATTAAGGGCGGCAACAAAAGTTGCCGTCTTAATTGAAGGGTTTGTGAAATGATTGAAGATTCTGATGCTGCCCTGAAAGAGCAATTAGCTTCGATTGAGTTAATGCACGCAGTTAAGCGCTTGCAAAATAATCTCGATTTTCAAAACGTCATTTCTCGCGGTTATCTAAACAACGCTGTACTTAGTATGGTGTTTAGTTTAGGTGGCGCAAATGAAGAGGATCGTAAAGTTATTTTGGAAGGGTTAGTCGCTGCAAGTGTATTTAATGACTATCTGGTTAATTTAACTCAGCAAGGGGAAAAAGCTTTAGATTCTAAAATTGATTTAAGTAACGGAGATTAATCTGATGAGTGATAACCAACCCAAAACTTCTGAAGACATTTTAGGAATGTCCGATGAAGATTTTGCAAAGCTTGATTTGAATGCCCTTTCTGCTGAGACTTCTATGCAAACCGTAGTTGAAACAAAACAGGAATTGCCAAATGAAGCATTGAATGCCCCCGCTGATGGTAGTAACCCTGAAGGGACTGACCCAAGCGAAGGTGAAGGTGACGGCGTACCTGCAACGAATACTGATCCGATTGGCGATGGACAGGGGGAAGAATTCCCTACTGAGAAAGCCGATCAGGTTGACCAAAACGGTGTACCTAAAGCAGATTTACCAAAAGAAACTCCTGCTGAAAGTGTAGGAAACAACTCTCAGGTAAAAGCGGATGATTTTGTTAAATTGGTTACTGCACCTTTCAAAGCAAATGGCGTTGAAATGCAAATTACCGATCCAAACGAAATTGTTTCGTTAATGCAAAAAGGTTTAAATTACACCGCTAAAATGCAGAGTTTAGCTGAACCACGCCGATTGCATAAAATGCTGAGTGATGCAGGTATTGCAGATGAAGCAAAGTTGGCTTTCCTCATTGATGTAAACAACAAGAAGCCTGAAGCAATTGCCAAGCTGGTTCGGGACTCTGGTGTTGATCTTTATCAGATTGATGACGAGAAGATTAATCAATACACCCCTATCTCAACTGCACCAAGCAGTAATGCAATCGTATTGGAAGACGTAATTGCAGAATTGCAAACAGTACCCGAAGGCCAACGGGCAGTCGATATTGTTGGTACGCAGTGGGATGAGCAAAGCTGTCGGGCTGTCGCTCTCAATCCTAAACTCTTAAAAGACTTGGCAGAGCATGTGCGCTCAGGTGTGTTTGATCGCGTTAATCAAGTTGTGCAGACAGAACGTGCTAAAGGGAATTTGGGTCAATTAACGGATATTGACGCATTTTGGCAAGTTGGTGAAAGTATGCATAAACAGGGATTGCTTAACGATCTAAATAAACCTAGAGCGACTGTTCCAAACAATGCACCGAAACCGCTAGACAAATCCGCTGAAGAACGTCGCCAACAAGCCGCTCCACCTGCGGTACGTCGCACTTCAACAACAGTTGCACCCGTTGACAACTATCTCGGCATGTCAGACGAAGAGTTTGCCGATAAGTTGGCAAAGGGTATTATTAAACTTTAAGAGGGAATCAT